GGCGCGCCCATATAACGTTCTACCTGTTCACTTGTGAGTTCTTGCAATAGAACCTGAGCGCTGTATTGCGCTATCTCTTGCAGCCAATCTTCTATCTGGTCTTTGAATTCAAATACGCGCCCTGATAAAGCTCTTTGCAAGATGTTGGCTTCAGTGGCTGTCTTGGGTCTTACTACTGTTGAGCGTGCGGCATCTTGAAGCCCAGTAACTTGTTCCCAGTCATAACGTACTGCACTGGTGTCATATACGATGGGGTCTATCTTGGGGTGACCTCTGGGAATAATCACTTGGTTTAGGGGCTTACCTTCAGTGTCAACAATGGTGATCTCACCAAATCGTGAATCAGCATGCTTCTTGATTGTTTTCTCGTTGATATCAGCTGATGCCACCCACCCCGGAATGCAAAGGTCTCGATGCTGATTAAATCTATCTCTCGCTTCGTTGTGCTCATCTTGCAGTCGTTCAGTCAGATCAACTAGGCTTGGCCCAACAAACTGACCGTCAACTACCTGGTAAGGCAATAGGAAGAATGGATACCAGCGCTCACCAGCCCTTGGTGGGGAATAAGGCTCACGTAGCCATTCAGACGCGCCCTCCACCATGGTGTAAACGCGCTGGGTAGCCCTATCCCAGATTTCCAAGACTGCGATCTGCTGATCATCACTTACCGGACTTTTGCTTGCATCCATATGCATGGAGGCTAAGCGCCTGGCTTTCTTATGTGAGGGTTCGCCTTGACCTGGTTGGTAGATCTTGGCATTGGCTAGATTCTTCTTGTACATAGCCTCAGCCTGCGAGCGCTTCATCGGTATGACTTGGCAGATCCAGTCCGCATCGGTGTAATCCCAGAATTCACAGATTGAGGGATCGATGAGCAGATTCTCGGTAAGGACTCTATCAATGACTAGACCTTCAGCAGCATTAACTTCTGAGCGCTCATATAAGGATCCGATGAGTTGGTCTAACTCTGCCCTCTTGGCATCATGATGATGACTTTGATTACCGTCATCGAGATCTTGCTCTAGCTCTTCGATAAGTAGTAGATTCTCTTGCGCATCATTAATCCGCCCTTTAATGTAAGCATCCTTGCTTGGGTCTCTTTGATACATCACTTTGAGAATTCCGAAGCTACAAGTCAATGCTGCTCTTACTGTCGACTTAGCTCGGTTTTTGAGTTGTGCGTTTTCTAAGGCTCTATTCGTTACTGCCTCTAACGTTCTACAAAAGAGCTTGAGGTCCGCGCCCGAATTTAATGGGGCTGTGGATATTTCTGGATTTCTTGCATATACATTGGGTAGTACGGCAGAGATAGTGCCGTGTATTAGATTGGCTCTTAGGCTGTAGAAGTCTTTGCTGGTTGGGTCTGCATTCCAATTAAAGCCGGCCACCGTATTGCGGTTATGCCTTACGCGCTTATGAAAGGCTGACCAGTGAGCGCGCGCATGAGTGATGCGGGCGGTCCATTTTTGTTGAAGAGCTTTGGGGTCGTGGGGCACATCCTGTTTATAAAATGCAGCCAGACATCTTGAGGATATTTTTTGAATAAATTCTTAAATGGTGCGGCATCGGGAGGAGACCTTTAATCCATTAGTAGCAAATTAACCCTGCCATCCTTGAAAGCAATCTCCTCAGCTAAAACGTAAATCAATGAGCGCATCGCCTCTTCGGCATCAGCTAACTTGATTTTTATTGGCTCGCGATTATGGGGTAATGACTTGCCCAATAATTCCCAAATAAGGGATTCGGCTAAAGCCAATTCCTCAACGTTTCTATAGCGATGAATCTCCCATTCACCCCAGGGATAGTCTTTTGATATTTGATTTAAGGAGCCACGTTTAACGCCTATGCTGACATACCCAGGCTTATCAGGATGAGTTAGCAAGCAAATGAAACCGGCGTTAGAAATCTCCATCATCTCTTCTGGAGTTCTTGCGCCCACTCCGCACTCTGGGCAGCCTTCCCCCTCCATAACCAACTTAGGTCGGGTGCGCCACTGATGGCCATTGCTACATTGAAAATCATTTCTGCCGCTGATGATACTTTTGACATGGCCCAAAAGAATAATGCCCCGCCCTACTAAACGCTTCTTCACTGTAACGTTATAAGCAGTCTCATAAGCGGGAATAGCCGATGACACTGGCCGAACTCCAGCATCCTTAGCGGCAGCCAGTCCAACACAAACCTCCGCCCAAGTCATTGTTTCAACTTCAACACCGCCCCTATAAGGAATGGCCGATTGAGGGATTTGACTCCAGAATGCTCTCTCAGCCCAATATGGATCTTCTACAGGGTGAAACTCTTTTAATTGCCACTCCTGTCCCGTTTCTTTAACAATGCGTCCAGCGGCTTTAGTCAAATCACTATTGTGTTGAGCCATTCGAACCAAAGGTTTGCGTATCGTCACCCCTATTTTGTAGAGACTTTGATGGGATGGGTGCGTGAGGACGTAGATGTAGCCGGGTTTCATTGCGCAACTATTGCAGAAGATTGATAGAGGGTTACTCCACTAAGTCTCGCTGAAAGCAAGGCTTAAGATCAAGGTGAATATAGCCTGCCTTACGCCTAAGTCCTTCGGCTGGATATTCTTTTGTAATCTGAAATGTGAATTGATCATAAGTCGTATCAGTAGGAAGACATGCTTCTGCGACCCTTGAATTGTATAAAAATAACCAAGCAAAATTAGTTACGGTCCAGTTAATTACGGCTTCATGTAATGCCCTGCTGTGACGGTCAAGTGAATTATCCTTACGCTTTAAACCTAATACGTTGAGGCAGTATCCTAAAAGTCTTGCACCCTTGAAATTTGGAAATTTTTTCAAGTATGCTATTTCATCATAAATTAATCGATCTAATTTTTTCTTAATTATTTTTCCCGCAACACCAGAAAACCTATTGAATCCAAACAAAGAGCCCCAGACCGTTGAGTACTGAATTTGCCAAGCTATGCTTGTCGGAGACTTAACTGCAGCAATAGAAAATAAGATTTCGAATATTAATTTTGAGGTGCAATCATAGAAATTTTCTCTACGAGAAATATGAAGATCCTTCTTAATGTTGCGCATATCTGAATGCACACCTACAGCATCAAGAATCTCAACAAGTTTTCCAATGAAACTGATAACAACACGAATTCTCGCGATCCGATCATCATCCCAAGAAAGAATTTCGACATCATTCAAATGGTAAGCATCAGAAATTGAGTGTTGAATTGTCATAAATGCTCTAGCCAAGCAATATGAATGCGTGTAGATGTGATCTTTGGCATAGCCCTTAGCAACCATTAAAACAATTCGACAATACGCATCTAGTTGGTCTGAGTCCCATCTTTGACTGTGGTTAATATCAGGATCTAAAAGTGAGCCAATTTCCTCAACCATCCTATAGTCACCAAATATGGCCTCTGTCAACGGCTTCATGTACCCAATTAATCCAGACTCGTATCCTTCAACCTCATGAAATAAAAAAGAGTCTCGATTAGCAAAAGCCTCACTCATAATATTTTTTGAAAATGTTTCAACTGGCAACTTATATTTTTTTGTACTTTGAATTTCCTGGAAAAGCACTAATGCCGTGGCCTGTGATGAGGCAATGACAGCCCTACAAAACTTCTTATCAGCAATCAGTAGCAATAGATCATTCGCATACAGGCCTACAGTCGAATCATTTTTAACTCCTTCAGGAGCCCTTTTCGAAATTAGCCCATGTTTTACAAGAGATGGCATAGACCTAGCAACCTCACCGGCAATCACTGGCAAATCAACAGGGGATCCTTTTAATATTTGTATATAAAGCGCATTAGCAAACCTTTTTGCATTAAAAACGCCATATTTAGAGGGCTTGATTACTGAAAGCCAAATCCACCCCAAAAAGACCAAAAATAAAGATCCGCCGAGTATTCCCTGCCATATGACGGTAGTCAGGATATCGCCGCAAGGTACAAGCCAACCCTCTGCACGCCATATATCTGTAAGCAGGGTTAGTAGCCCTATCGCTGAAATTAGAATGAAACTAAGTCGCTCAACTGGAACAATTGCTGTGCTAATTCTGAATCTAAATCGAATATCGACTATTGTCCAAACAAGTGCCATCAAGGCAAGGCCAGTCAAGAACTCTGAAAATCCAAAAATTTTCTGACCTCCAACATCTAGCGCTATCCAACATATTTGGTTTAGAAAATTACCAGGCACCGTTAACATCCAGCTAATGTTTAATAATGTTTCAGACTACCATTTGATCAGTATTTTTGTAAGGAATTACAGCTTTTTTACCTCTATATTTTTTAAAAATTCCGATTTGGCCCCTATTTGATTAATATTTTCTACATGCTACACGCAAGGGTATTTTTAGTGCACTTTCTTAGTGTGCTGAGCTTCAATAGATGTACCCGCCTGTATTAGCTGGGGATTTTTCGAGAGTTTTTCTCTGTTAATCCGCAAGCTTCTAATTTTAGATGGGGCCCAGATCCACTCTATAGATTCGAACTACGCACCAATATGCAATTGCACACTCAATAGCACAGTCATTTTTTGGCTCTTTCAGAGCTGGGGAATACTACTGCCCCCTCGATCCATGGAGGGAATCACTTTCAGGCATTCGTCTGGCCCTCATCACCCCATACCTAGTTGCATCCCAAGCATGATCTTCCGCATCGGTATCTACATCCTCAGGGTTAAGTGAGTCTGGGGGTAGTTGGGGGATAGTTCTTAACCAATGTCTACAGGTTGAGAATATCTTGAGTCTGTCTTCAGCTAACAGCCGAATGATTTCTTGGGCTCCGTTTACTCTGCTTCTTGGTGCGTTATAGGCTTCAGTCCATTTCACACCCTTATCCCTGAAGATTTGCCCTATGGATCGCTCCGCTCCTATCTTCGAGAAGATGGATGGGTCAGCTAAATTCATGCGGTACTCATACCCAAGGCGTTGGTCGTGAATTTCTATCTTCTTGATCTTCTCGGCTACTACCGTTGCATCTTCCCTGGTACCGGTGTTTTCTTTATCTCCATATCCATAGAGTTCTCGCCAGAGGTAATAGACTCCATCATTAGATAGCGCGAACCAATAGACGGCATAGGGTCTTGCGTATCCCCAATCCATTGAGCGCCATACCTTCCATGTTGGTGGGATTGCGAAGGGTTCTACAACGTGTTTAGAGGGCTGCCATACGCCTTCAAGGAAACTTCCCACGTGAATATCCCAATCACCTTCTAGCCACGCTCTACGCCTGTTTGGATCGCTTAGAGACTCTAGACTCATCAAGTAGTTGGGGTCGTTTTTGAGAAGATGGGTATTCTCATAAATCGTTGAATGAATTCGGACCCTGGGCAATGCACCCTCTTGCCTGATGATTTGCCCAGCCGGTATTACGCCAATCTGAAATCTTTCCTTAACCGATGCATGCCCCACTCCAAATGGATTGCATGTTGCCCTCACCATTCTTGGCATCCCAGGATGGGATGATCGGCAAGTGGAATGCATTGCCTCGTAGAACGAGAGGTTGCGCCAATTGGTGAGCTCTTCAAATCCCAGCCATGGGTATTCGTGGCCATGGTAATTCCAGTAGTCATCCTCATTGGCGCCATAGCGAAAGTAAAGCATTTCCCCTGTGGGCCACTTCCAAACATAATCTGATTCATTGAATTTAGCACCTGGGAAGATTTGATAGAACCAGCGCTTACTCTTGGCTACTACATCAGCCAGTTGAGGATAGGTCAATCGAAAGAGTGTGCCGCGCCAGTGATCCCCAAAGCCTCTTCCTACGTGTTGGGCATAACTCATAAGCAAGGTATCGGTCTTACCCCCTCCTCGGGTGCCCTCTAGCAATACTTCATACACTGGGCAAGTCAGAAACAAAGTCTGACTACCGGGCAATGGCGCCCAGATGGTTTTCATGGACTAGTGTTTTGCTTGGGCGGCTTGCTCCCAATCATCCATACTCATCGCTCCTGGCACCACCAAGACACCACTTTGAAGTGGCGCCCCATCCTTACCCGTATGCTCGATTGCAGATAGGCGTGGGTGAACATAGGGGGCAGCGTGTCTTGCGATGGTGGCAGCCATGTTCAGGAGTTTGATTCGATTCTTGGTGATCATGACGTCATGATCATGACCTACACCTTCATGAGCATGATCATGATCATCATGTCTGTTGCAGTTTTCTGCCTCCTTGTAAAGCGCCATCATGGTGCTCATCATGACTTCTAAAGGTGTAATGCCCTGCGCGGCGGCTACCTCTGCGATTTCACGAGTCCTCTTGGTGAGGCTACCCTCTTTACGCCCTGCTCCTGGCCTAGCTCCTCCTTTATTTGCTGGCTTTACTTTTGGCTTTGATTTCTTTTGATTGTTTTCAATCACGATGATGCTTCTGGTCTTCTGATCATCTTCAAAAGATGAGGTTGCAATGCTACTGAATCGCCAAAGGGCTCATCAAACTCAATGATGATTCTCTGGAACAGATCATGACGACTTTGAGCCCCGCGATGCTTTACAACTGTGCCTACGCGGCCACTTGGAGTTTTAACGATCGATCCAATTGGGAAATCTTCCATATCGGGTCGATCAATGATTCCGGCTATACATGGGTTAGCTTGCATGGGAAGCCTCCGTTGTAGCTGGGATCTCTTTTCTTTTTCGCAGTTCAGCAAAGATTCTGGTTTTGAAACAGTCATAACTCTCCGAGCCTTGAGCTCGCATTCCGAGTTCTCGTCCCTTAAGGTCGATTCCCTCATTCGATTTCCACCAGATCTCTTCAGAGGAATCTAGGGCATGTGCTTTCCTGCGCATTCCTTTCAGAATGGCTAGAACAAATCCAGCATTGATCGGGGTAGAGCTTGATGCCCTCCTTCGCATTTCCTTTGCCTGGGCAATAGCCACCTCAACATCTTCAACGGTTAGGCCTTGTTGAATCAACTGGGCAATACGCTCATCGTCTTCTCCAATATTTAAACCCTCCTTTTCAAAAAGAGTTTTAATTTGTTTTTTCCTTTCACCATCGCCCTGTAAAACTTTTTCGATTTCACCCCCATTGTTTTGTTTGTCTGGTGTATGGAGATTGGTGACTGGTGTCTGGTGTTTGGTGTCTGGTGAGTATTGCGTTCGCAATGCGGTCGCAATGCGAACGCATGAATTGTGAGGGTCCTTTTCTTGGCGTAAATCATCTGACTGAAATGCTTGCCAACGACCCTCAGCACTACGTCTAGC